TGTGAACTCGTTTTCACAGATGTCAGCAATGTTGATCTTCAGCTCGGCGTAGTTCATGCTTTATGCCATCGGGCCTCGGGCCATGGTGCCTTTGGTAGCGCAGCCAGTACCACGGATTTTGATGCCGGTGGTCTTGACGTTATCCGCGCCGGGGTCGTTGGTGCTCACGCGGGGCGTGGCTGTGTACCGCGTCATCTTGTTTGCGGCCAAGGTGTTGGGGTCTTTCATGACCTTCATGCCTGCGCCGGGCTTGCCATCCATCGTGTGGGGCTTGGCGTAGACGCTGGCTTGGCCAACCTCTTTGCCCATCATCTTTTTGCTGAAGGTTGCCATGTTATTTCCCCTTGGGTGCAGACGATACGCGCTGGTTCATGACCTTGGCCATGCCGCGTCCAAGCTGCTTCATCTGCAGATTGGTCTTGCCGCCCTTGGCCAGCTTGGTTGGCTTCATGCCCGGGTGCATGTTTGCCTCGTGTTTGCTTACTGCTTTTTTCGCGTCCATGTCAGACTCCTTTACGATACCGATATTGTCACTGTGCCGATCTGCACAGTCAACGCCAATGTGTTGGGTGTCAAGAGCGTATCAAACGACCTTGATCCGCCCACCGGGTTCCATCCCCACTGAATGTCCCGAGAGCCGCCAGACAGGTTGCCATCGTCATTCAGGCCAGATGTCACGTAGGTGGTGTCCCTGCGTGGGTTTCTCAGCGCCTGCGGGTCATCCACAGGGAATGTGCCAAGCATCAACTGAGGCTGATCAGGGTCCCAGCACTCCGGGCACACCAGCAACTCATACTTGCGCTGCTTGATGATCTCAGTTCTGAGCTGTTTGAGTTTGAATTGCTGGCCACAGCGGTCGCACATGGCAATCGCTTTGTGGCCTGCTGCAAACCGGTTTGCCATCAGTAGCCACCGTTTCCAATGTGCATCGCACGAGGAACAAACCGGACTGCCGCTTTTTCGCGGTCCTCGGAGGAGGCAAGGTCCCACGCTTCGTCGTATTGAGCCTTGAGCACCTGAAGGCGCTCCATGCCGCCGGGAATCTTCAGGGCAAGGTGGTAGGCCAAGCCAGCCGTCATGGCCTCATAGAAGCGGAACGGCATGTCCATGGTGTTCACACCCGTGCCAGCGTCCTGCATGCGGCGCAAGCGCCAGTACACGAACACATAGGGCTGCGAGTCGTCTGGCACCGGCCACACTGTGATGCGCGGGGCATCGGTCAAGCGCTCAATCCAGACCTGAATGGGCCGGGCCTGCTGCAGCTTGTTGGGGATCGTGGCGTAGGTGGAGACGCTGATCCGGGTGATGGTCAGGTCGGCCTGTGTCGAAGCGCTACCGGCACCCGTGCGGATCACATGCTCAAGCAGGTCCACGGTGTCGGCGGGCAAATTGTATGTCGCTTGTCCGGGGATCAGATTAATGAGCCCCTGCTCATACGTGAACATGTTCAGGCCACGGTTGGCCCACTGCGAAAACATCAGGTTCAGGGACCGGCTGGCAGTGCGCAGGTCATAGCCTGTGCGCAGCTCGCCACCGGCACGCTCGAAGGCCTCCTCCACAATTTCCGTGAGGTCCATGTTGAACGCTGTGGTGCCTGATGTTGCCATGATTTACTTCTTCGCAGTCTTGACCGATTGCGCAAATGCGCTGGCAGTCGGAGCACCCTTGCTACCAACCTTGCGCATTTTCTCACCAGAACCAGCAGCAATGCGCTTTCGCTTTGCATGGATGTTGTCGTACAGGCCCACCTTTCCGCCAGCGGCGTACTCGGTAAAGTCGGTATCGTCCCGGCGAGCTTTAAGCTTGCCAGAAGGCATCTTAGATGGGTTGATGGCACCCATGCCGCGACTGGCTCTCATATCAGCAAGTCCTGCCGCCCATGGCCATCTTGACCATCGTGCCCTTGGTGTGGCCCTTGGTCACACAACCATCAGCACGAGTCACGCTGCCACCCTTGGCCTTTTTGACCATGGGTGCAGGAGGCGTCTTGCTGGCTGCGTTGTAGGCTTTTTCAGCGGCTTCGGCAGCCTTCTTGTCCGCCATCATCTGGCGAGCTTCTTTTTCTGCTGGACTCATGTTGATCTCCTTAGCAGGTCTTGCCGCCACGGGCCATTTTGATCATGGTGCCTTTGGTCTTGCCTTTGGTAGCAATACCGTCACGGCTTGGAGCGGCAGTTTTCACTGAGCCCATCTTGGTTGTGCCAATCGAGCCACCGGCCTTGTAGCCTTTGGCTTCAGCCATTTCGTGTTTGATCATGGACTTGGGAGCGCCCTTCTTTTTCATGAAGTTCATCTCTTTTGCCGCCATTGCTTTGGACTCTTTCATATCGCCACCTTTTGAAAATTTGCGGCCCTTGTCCGCGTTGGAGAACTCTTTGCCCACTGACTGTGGGACGCCTGCTTTCTTCGCAAAGGCTGGGTTGTTGGCCACAGCCGCCATGAAGTTGTGCTGCTTTTTACTCGTGCTGGGCATTATTGCCTCGCAGGTTGTCAATCTTGCGCTCAAGCCGGTCAAACCGGTCAAGCAACTGTTGCATGTCGGCCCGGAACTCCGAGCGCGTGATGTGATCCCGTGCCACTTCCTCGCGGGTGCGGTTGAGCAGGATGCCAAGACGGTTGATCTCGGCAAACTTTTCTTTCAGGATGAACCCGAGCATGGCCACAATTGCGGTGAGCACGAGGTTCCAGACCATCATTTCCATATCAGCACTTCCATCGCGCCAGTGACGCGGCTTTGCGAGTGGGCTTGCCCTTCTCGTCTTTCATTGGGCCGGGCATACCTGACATGCGTGCGCAGAACGAGTCCTTGCGCTTGCCACCCTGCGGCTGCGGGGCTTTGAGGTTGCTGCCGGTGGCGGCGTTATATTTAGCTCTGCCCTTGGCTGTCAGCCCAGCACCCTTGGATGCAGGCAGCTTCTCACCACGACCGATTGCAAGGGATGGGGTCTTCTTAGCCATTGACGACTTTCAGTTTGGGTGTGCAGTGCTGCTCAATCAGCGGCATCAACACGGCCTCTTTGAAGTTGCGGTGGTACTCCTGAGAGCCAACGTGCGGCAGGGTGATCTCAGGGTCCACAAAGACCGTGAAGCCATCTGCGCGAGCACGCTTGCAGAACGTGTAGTCCTCGCCAACGTACTGGCCATTGGTCAACTCAAAGTCGAACAGGGCGCTCTCTTTGCGGTTGTAGAAGTCGTTGAGGTACGTCCACTCAGGGTGGTTGGCCACCATCTTCTCCAGCACATGGCGCTGAATCATCATGAAGCCCGTGGCCACGTTCTCAACACGCAGCATGCCGTTTGCATCGAACTCAAGCGTCTTGTTCTCGTCGATGTAGATGTCCAAGAAGAACTTGCGGTCCTCGGCTCGGCGGGTGTACATCCCAGCGGTGATGTCCTTGCCGGTGCTCAGCGCCAGCAGGCGAAGCACAGACTCGGCGTCCACCACGATGTCGGCATCGACAAACAGAAAGTCCGTGCAGTCCGACTCCAAGAAGTTGGCGACCAGAATGTTTCTGGCCTTGGTGATAAGAGAGCAGCCCGACAGGTGCGACAGTTGCACTTGGACACCAAACTGCGAAGCCTTGACCACCAAATCGGCCAAAGCAAACGAAGTTTTGATGTTCAACTTGCCGTCGTAGGCAGGGATCGCAATCATCAATTTGCGACCTGCAACATCCATGGGGCGTATCTCTTCAGCCATAGAACACCGTGATCTTGGAAGTTGCCGGAATTGTTACATGGACGTCTGTCTGAAACAAAATCCCTTGACCGGGGATTGGCAAACTGATTGGCTGAGTTCCAGTTCCAATATTGAACTGCAACAGTATGGTTCCGCCTGATCCGCCATCACGAAAAATAACATCCCCGGCGGTTCCGCCAGAAATGCAATGGTAGGCTTTGACGCGAGTACGATAAGCCACCACGGTAGCCGTGGCTTCGGTGTGTACCGCTTTTACGTCTGTCTGCATCGACATAATCAATCTCCTTTAAAACAGGGGCCAAAGCCCCTTGGGTTGATTACGCAGTGCGTGTAAACGCATACGCTGTGGCGCTGGAGAACATGATGGTGAATCGTGCCAAACCAGTAACACCAGAGGCAACCGTCAGGTCGCCAAAAGAACCTGCGGTGTCCACGGCGGCAGAAGACAGAACGCCGTTGGTGGCCACAGCAATGGTCACTGTGCTTGCGCCAGCAGTGTTGTCAATGTACAGGTCCATCACAGTGCCACGAACTGCACCCAAGGCCGCGCCGAGCAAAGTGCCAGTGGGCAGCGTGATGGTTGTGGCGGCTGCCGAGGTGGAGGTGATGTAACCGGTAATAACTTCTGCCGCTGTGGCTGTTGCAGTGGCGTTGATTGCTGCGGTTGTTGGGTGGTTTTGATCAGTGAACACCAAATTGGTGGTCGTCAGATCGGTTACGCTGGTGGTCGCGCCAAAAGTGGCATCGACGGTAACCGCACCAGTGGTTGCGCTGACGGAGACGTCTTGAAAGCCGTTCTCGGAACGAACTGGGCCGGAGAATGTGGTATTGCTCATGATGATTCCTCACATGCGAGTTGAGGTGCATCTGTCTGCATGTCGTCGGCCCGGAGCCGTCAGATACACCGGATAGTCCGGGGTTGAGGCAATATATCACGCAGGTTCTTGGGGGT